GCCCTGAAGTGCCGCAGCCAAACCCAGCAAAATACGGGTGTTGGTGGTATCAATTTTGAAACCATTCGTGCCGATTGAAGTGTCGCCGACGACCGTTAGTGCGCCCGCAAGCGTAGCTGCCAGCGTGCTGCTGGTAAGCGTCAGAGCCGTGCCGCCCGTGCCGAGGCCGAGCGTCAGGTTGTTACCGGCGGGGGAGGTGAGGGAGGGCGTCGTTACGCTGGTGAGAAACGCTGGAGCAGCGGCATTCATCTTGCGCGTGCCGTTAGTCGTTCCGTCTACGGCCATGAAGTCATCAGATGCCGTGGTAGTAGCCGTTGTAGCGAGGTCTTTGATGCGGATGTCAGCCATAAAATAAAGGGTTACGGATATTGAACGTACACAAACTTGTTTCCAGACGAATCAACGATGTTATCGCTGGTAGCTGTAATCAGATATCCATCTGGGATAATGGGGCGGCTAGAGTCATTAAGCTGGGGTATGTTGATACCCGTAGCCATGCGCTGGCCCAGAATATCACATTGACTGCCGAGGATCGCAATCACAGTTGGAATTCAGAGGCTTGGATAGCTGCGCTGGTCGCACCTTGGCGGATGAACTTAGCCTGCTGCGCTGCCGCGGTAGACCAGGTGTAATGCGAGCCAGAGTAAAGGCGATGACCGTTGGTCGTAGTCGGCGCAGAGCCGTCAAACGTACACATGACGTCAGCGTCCTGCACATCCAGAACAATCATGGTCGTGGTATCGCTGAACGTGGAGAACTGCACGCCACCTACCGTGTTGTCTACCGTCAGGCGTTGATCCGCTACTGCACTACCACGATACCAGGCTGGTTTCGGGAAGATGTTATTTAGATTGAATGAACTCATAAGTAAGTAGTTTTAGGATTACCAAGAACGATTTTGTGAGGTGACGTGCGTGCTGACAATCATTTGGAAGCTGTCTGGCATCTGACGCTGGATGCGGTCCCATTCCTCATTCTTCTTCATCTCAACGATGTTGTAGGCTTGGGCGGCTTTGTCGGCCTGACCGTCTTGAATCAACCAATCTCCGTAGGTTTGCCAGATTAGCGGCTGGCTAATCATTTCAGGGACAGGCTGGATCTCCCACTTGGCTGGAGTATCCTCTGGATCTTGCCCTGCCGAGGTGTTTGCCAAGCATTTGTAGTAATCGCTGGTTCCCACGGAGGCTCCAGCAGTCTTGGTGTAATAGATGTACTGACCTGCAACGTAGGTTGCGGTGGCAGAAAAGGCATCCCCCGCATAATTGTAGGGTACGCGCCGATAGTAGATGTAGATCGGGTTGGCTGGGTTCGTGTTGTAGCTAACGTAGCCATTCGTCCCCATAAACCCACCCGCACTGGAAATCATCTGGAAACCATCCTTGGTGACAACAAACCCTTGTCCACGGGGATAGGTAATCATGGCTGGGCTGTCCACCCATGCTTGGAACATGACATCAATCTCAGCTTCCCCCGTTTGGTCCCAAGGAAGGTTAAATTGCTGCGGGGATACGTTGTTCTGCTGGACGATCAGATTGCCCCAGAGGTAAAGCCCCTTGGTAATGTCACCACCGTAAGAAATCGTAGTCCCATCCGTGCTAATGCCTGCCTTGTAGGTCTGGGTAGTCGCATTAGCCCCAGTCTCATACATGATCGTGCAAAGAAAGAACCCATTGGCGCATTGGGATATATTTGCGCTCTGCACGTTGGCTTGGGTTCCAACAAGTCCGGTCTGGACGTTAAAGAACGTAGAGAACGTGGTTGTACCGTCGTTTACGGCCAAATAGAGGTAGTTTCTCCCCGCTGGACGTGCGTAGACACTCGCTTGGTACATTGTGGCCCCAAATGCGGTTACAGACTGCGTTACGTTGTGTTCAGCAGTCGTAGCCGTCTCAAGAATCCTGCTGGCAGTAACGCGGTTGTCGGCTGGGTTACTGATGTTGTTGGCTGTAACCGTAACATTGTTAGCGGTCCAATACGCTGTCTGGGAAACATCGTTGGGGTAGGTCAACAGATCGCCTACAAACCGTGCCTCACCCCACCCAGTCAGGTCAGGCCAATTGCCAGCTCCCCAGATCTGGCGCACATTGGCGTTAAACAAGTCATTGATCGATTGCGCCGTCTCCGTCGTCAGACGAGACGTGGGCACGCCAATCAGTCCGCAAATGTTAGCCAAAGCGCGACTGTAGGGGATTGTTCTCACTTAGTCTTTGTTTTTCATCCATCCACCTGTTAAACCATGACGAGCAGGATTGACCTTAGGACGATAGCCAACGGCACACAGATGCGGATTATCTTTCAGATACTCAGGCATCCATTCATGCACGTTATTCCCGTGCTGAGCCTGCAAACGGAAGAAGAGGCGGCTATTGATGCGTGCAGCCATCTGCCCAAGCCCTTCCATCTGCGTAGAGCCTTGTTTACGCATCTCAGCGGCTAGACGAGCCTGATCCTCATGGACCTTGGCCTTTTCGTTGGGCAGACCATTCTGGATCTCCCACCACCATTTGCGGACAAACTCCTTGGGAATATCTGTGACTATTTGATCGCTGCTCATTAAAAAAGAAAAGGGGCAGAGCCTCGGATGAGGATGCCCCCTGTTTGAGGTTATTTAACCAATCTTGTAAGGATCGCTAAGATCCACAATATTTAGGTAAATATCCAGTGCGCCAGCGGTCAGAGCTGACGGACTGCCGCCCGTTGCATTCGTAAAGATTGCAACAAGACTGACAGAAGCCGTGCCCTTGACTAGCGTAGCGGTGGTTGGAACGCCAGCAAGCACGCCAGCAGTCTTCACGGACTGAGCCGTGACGAGTGCGCTAGTGCTGCTGGTGGTGCCAATATTCACTGAGAACGCCGTCGTGCCCGCAAAGGCAGTCGTGATGTTCACCAGTGCATTGTTTAAAACGAAGTTAGACGGCAAAGCTCCGAGCGTCATTGTTACGGTATCGGCATTACCCGAACCGAAAGCAACGTCAGAGAAATCAACGTGAAACTTGTTGGAGAATCCGCGAGATTGTTCTTGCAGCGAAAGCTGCGAGGTATCGGCGCGGGCGATAGTTACTGCTGTATCAGCCATTGTAGTGTCCTTTTATGTTGAGGATTATTGTTTAGCTGGATTGAGCAAATTTGCCAAGCCCCAGCGGATTCTTAACCATGAGGGTAAGAGCCGCAAGGATGAACCCACGACGACCACCACCAAGATCAGGCAACTCATTGGATTCGATACCGAGCATATAGCCCAGACCAACCAACTCTGGATCAATCACATAACCGCGAGCCTTCTGTTGGTTAGTCGTAGTCGAGACATCCGCGCCATCGAGGATACCGTTGAACAAGTCAGGCACAATCGTAACAGTGTGGAAGTCTCCAACGTACATCGTGACATCCAAATCAATCTGGTGCTCCGTAGCATCCTGAGTTACTTGGTAGGATTTTGATGTAGTCGTACCTTCTTGACGCTGGAATTTGCTGATAGCCCGCTTGAGCGAGGGACCAGCAAACAACGTGTACGAACGGCGACCACCGACCTGTTGAAAGATCGATTGGAAGACATCGTTGAACTCCGACTCAGAAAGAGCACTGGTGGTGCTAGAACTAAGAATGTTGGCCGAAGGCGTACGGAACGCAGCGGGAACATCGGAACCAGGGGATGCACTGATCCACTTGCCAAGGGCGCGGGCCTTGTAAGGCGCGGGCGGGGCTTCCTGTTGGCGGTCATTATCGGAACCGATACAGGCTTCGATATCGCGTTTGATTTCGCGCATAGCCTTCATTTTGGCATTCGCGACCTCGCTGGACACGCCAGCAACGTCAGAAGCCTCCTGAAGACGCGAAACCATCCACTGTTCGCGGAACTGCTGGACGTAATTGCCCAGACGAGCGCGATTGACGGCTTGATTGGAGAACGCAAGGACATCTTGACCTTCCAGCACGCCACCAAAGTTAACGGCGGAAAGGGTGTCCACTTGCCATTCTTGATACGCATTCGTCATGCGTTTAGTTTTCGAGAAGGTCGAAACCTTCGGAGTATCCTCGGGGGCGAGGATGGTCAGGAAATCTGTGAGGTCTTCACGATCACCGGCAACATTGTAAGTAGTAGATAGGGCCATTGTAGAACGAGTTTAACGGTTGAATTTTGCTTTTTCTTTTGCCAGCAGAAATGCTGCTGCTTCGTTTGCCGTGACGCCACCCTTCTTGGATAATTGTGACCGCATCGCTTCAATCTGGTTGGCTGATTTCGCTGCTGAAGGCATACGAACGTCACCACCATTGGAAGAAACGACTGATTGACTGGACGGAGGGCGGTTGCTCATAGCAGTTTTAGGCTTGTTGTCTGTTTTTGCAGCCTTCTGTTTAGCATCGAGGGACCGAAGCCCTTCGATTTGCACTCCAATGATCCAATCCGCATTAGGCAGATTCTTCATCCAGGGCATCTGTGACAATGCTTGTTGGGCGAGGACGTATTCAGGCGCACTTTTGTCTTTCAGATAGGGAAACATCTGATGAGCGACTTGCTGCGACTGCTGCTTCTGCGTCAGGAACTGTGTACGGGCTGGAATGTCATCATCGAGCGTTTTTTCTGCATTACGCAGAATCGCTTTCAACTCACTCCGTCCCAAAACAGTATCGCCAACCTGAATCGGCTCAAAGTCGTCACGATCTAATTGATCTTGGGCGAATCGCTTGGCTTCCTTGGCCTGTTGCTGTAAGGAGGCTAATGCTTGAAAGTCATCAATCTGGGCCAGCGGCACATTAGCAGGCATCTGTGCGGTTGCTGGCTTTTGAGCGGCTTGTTCAGCGGGAGGTGAACTGTTTCTTTCCCCTAGCTGGGACTCAAGCTGCTCTAATCGCGACTCCAAGGCTTTTCGCTTGGCGACTTCTTTACCGATACGTTTATCGATTTTCTTCTGAAGCTCTGGTGTAATATCCTGAGAAGGAACATCAGCTTCACCATCGGATGTTTCCACCTCTTGGCTCGGCTCGGCAGACTCGGCGGAAGCTTCGTCTGGGTTGACTGAGGTATTTGACGCTGATTCCTGCGTCGGAGCAGTCTGTTCAGTCTGTCGTTGAGCTTTAGCGTTTTCAGACTCGATGTTAAGGAGTCGTTGTGCTGCTTGCGCGACACTCAGATTACTCTTTTTCGGTGCATCATTTTTTGCCTCAGTAGATACTTCGGCTGGCTGTGAAGAAGCGGATTCGACGTTTTCGTTAGACATGGGATTATAGCCCCCAAGGGCCGATAGACTTCATGGCGGATGCCAAGTATCGGTACAAATGCGTGCGCCAACTATACTGTCAACAATAAATATAACAATTTATTGCACCAACTGGAAGCTATTAGGCCCCGCGATCTTCAGCATCAGTCTCTGCTTGCAGCAATTGTTGCTGAACAAAGTCATCGTACAGCCCAATAATCTGTGAGTACGCTCGGAGTTCTCCCGTGGATGCAAGAGTCATGCGATCATCTTTAACAACTGCATCCGAACACAGATCAATCATGGTGGAATGCTGCATTTCGCGCAGTTCCTCAATGAAATTCTGGAAGTTATCGTTCCCAACCAAACCAAACATGGTATGACGGAGGTTAGCAAACTTCTCAGTAGAACTCTGATGGGAATTGCGACGTTTCTTCATTTGGAGGCTGTAGCTGCGGTGGGATTGGGCATAGTGGCACCTAGGCGACCAATAACAGCGTTCTGCTGTTGCTGCATCTGGAACTCATACTGTTTCTTACGGGTATCCAGACGCTGACGGAAAGGTTCATCTTGGGCATACCGTTGCTGGATGTCAGGCTGCTGCAAATACTGCTCCATGACTTGCAGACCAAATTGCGGAGGAGTGCCAGGCTTGATGTTCTTGGGAATACCGGCAAAGATCTGCGTAAGATCCTGCTGTTCGTCCTCCACCAGCTGTTGTTGAGCCTGTTGAGCAGGGCGAATAATCCGCTCGGCAATGTTAGGATCAATGGTGGAGATGAATGCGGTGCAGAGGGCGGAATAATCAATAATCCCATCACGGTCAAGGGACTGCGCGGCCTGAATAATAGCAGTCCATTTCTCGCTCATCCGCTTAAAGTCGGTGGATTGCACGTCCCACGACAGGTAGAAATCAAACTCTTCGTTGATGTCGCCCTTGTTGAACAGTTGGAGGTTAACGTCCTTGACGCCCATCACGCGGAACATGACTTCATCTTGTCCGTACTGCTTGTAGAGCTTCCAAACCTGACGGAACGTGCGGGACAGACAACTGAGGAATTTATCCACCTCAAACTGATTGTAGATGGGGTCAATGGCAGGGTCGCCCTCGCGGGACGCAAATCCATTGTACTCCTTAAACGAGGCTTCCAACAACGTCTCGGACGTGTTGGTGTTCATGTCAGGGATGGGACGATCTGCGTAATGGTATTCGTTGGGCCTACGCTCCGAAATCATGGCTCCTGGCCCCCAACGTCCTGGCGGGCGTCCTTGTGGGTAGCAAATGGGCGGAAGGATGCCTAGAGAGGCCGCGTCAATGCGACTATCCTTGTGCGCTTTGATTTGGTCTTGGTAGGGCTTGCCTGGTTCCGGTACGCCGCGTGAATCGTGCAACTTGCGGCTCAGATACTCGCGACGGTACAAAACAAATGGATACTCGCCGTGGGCGTAACCCAGCAGACCTGTTTTAGCGTAGCCATCATGGTTCTGATCGGCAGGCAGCATCGGGTTAAAGATGGTGCAGTAAATCCCTGGCGTTCCATCTTCGTCTGACAAGCGTTGGTAGGCGTAAACAACGCCAATGCGATCAGTGAACCGCTGTTGGGTGTAGACAAAAGAACGACTGATAGGTTGAAGGTACTCGCTGGGGCTGATCGTAATCAGTTGTCCGCGTACTTTCTGAATGGCAGCTTCCACCCAATTCTCGTCCCAGCCATCGGTCTGGACCAAGGCACGCAATTGCTCGGCGGTGAAATACTCTACGCGGTAAATCCCTGGCGTGTGCTCAAGGTCGGTAGAAAAGGATGGGATAAAAACGTGCTCATCCAGATTGAAAGCGCGGATGATGGGGTAGGACCGCTCGGGGCCGTCCATTGGCACGGTGGTTTCACCTGTGTCGCGCAACTCTTTGAGCATCTTGCCAGCTTTGCCCTTGGAGCAGTCGTATTGCTTGACAAAGATTTCCTTCAGGTCGTCGGCTGCGCTCTTGTCTTCCAAGAGGGCCATAATGTCGATAGCAGGGAACTGCTCTTGCAGATCCTGCAAGCGGACGCTGACCATAACCTTCTCTTTGCGCTTCTCCCAGAACTGACCCATGACGGCAATACCTTTTTCGTCCATGAAGTTAGCGCACATCTCAATCTCGCGCTCAATTTCAGGGATCTGCGTCTGGATCATCCAACGCATAAAGTTGCTGACAATCTGGCTGCGGGAACCGTCTTCAGAACCTACGGGCACAGCGGTAAGGTTGGAGCGTTTGAACGCCATTCCCTTCATCGCAACTTTCTTGTTGATAATATTATCAACGAGGAAGCAGCGCAAATCGCTAGCACCATCCCACGGGGTGGGGCTTACTTTGCTACCTTCGCGGGAATGCTTTTTGCCATCGGCAGACTGACCGTTCCAGATAGCGTAACGTGTCTCGTAGTTCAGGCGACATTGATCGATGAATGGCTGGTTGTCGCGCACGCAATCTTCAAAGGCTTTCTTCAGCAGGTTGAAGTTTGGACCTTCGTTTTCAGACGGGGCCAATTGAAGGCCAGGGTCTGAAGTCATAGATTTGGCATTGCCGTCAATAGAACTCATAGGCTTATGTCACGACTATTGTAGATTTTTAATAAATCAAGCAATCAATAACTCCAAGTCCTATCATCAATCTGCTTATTGGCGTGCGGATCGACAAAAGAACATTGGGAAACCAGTAGATACCGCAGGCAGTCGATGGGATCCTTGCTCGCTTCGTCTTTGCCACCTTTGGCTGTATATTCTTGCAAGGAGTAGATGAGAT